ATAGATTCTGGTCTCAGATTTTTGGTATTGCTTTTAGCAATAAGCGTTGGCTTCATTTCTTTATGTTGTTTGTGCCTGTTATGGGTCTCTGGACCTCCAGTATCGGTATTATTGGTCTTGCCCTTAACCTTCGTGCTTACGATTTTGTTTCTCAGGAGATTCGTGCTGCGGAGGATCCTGAATTTGAGACTTTCTATACGAAGAATATCTTGCTTAATGAAGGACTTAGAGCATGGATGGCACCAGTAGATCAACCTCATGAGAACTTTGTGTTCCCTGAGGAAGTATTGCCTAGGGGCAACGCACTCTAAAAATAAATATAAGGAGTTCTCTGAACTCCTTTTTTTTATGTTCCTCATCCTCCTCTTTTTCCAACTCTTTGGAATCTTTATGTTTATAATGTCAATGACAGACCACTATCATTACTCTAACAATTATGAAAAACCTAGAACTTTCAGAAGACCAAATTAAACTTCTTGCAGATGCTCTTTGGATGCGTCAGAGATGTTTCGTTGCAGGAGACCGAAGATTCAAAGAGTATGGTAAAATTTTAGAAAAACTTTTAGAAGGAATAGAATATACTCCACAAAGATTTTAATATGATAACCTCTACAACACCACACAAACTTGCAGAAATCATTCGTGATACTTGGCCTGGTCTTTACAGAAAACCATCGGCACCTTATAATACACAAAAGACTTCTAAAAATGAAAAAGTACAATGAAGAATATTTCTCAGTAATTGAAACCAAAACAGGTAGAAAGATTGCTGATTGTGGTGAAGAAGAAGATGCTTTAATGATGGTTTCGTTCGATCCTCAGAATAGAACTATTACAAAAAACAAATTTTTAATGGGTCCTGTTGTTGATATAGAAATTCCAAAAGCACTTCCTACCAGTGGGATTGTTGGTGGTGTTGGAAGTTCTTATGAACCAGAATTTCCAAAAGGAATGAATGGTCCAGGTAAACCATTACCTCAAATTAAACTTCCAGAAGATCAACGAATTCCAGTCAACGCTAAATAATTTTCAGTTTTATAAGAATTATGAAGTTTACAGTTTATTCAAAAGACGGTTGCCCATATTGCACAAAGGTTCAGCAAGTGCTAGAGTTGGCACAACTTCAGCACGTTGTTTACAAATTGAATACTGACTTTACCCGCGATGAGTTTTATGCAGAATTTGGGGAGGGATCTACCTTTCCTCAAGTGATTGTAAACGACCAGCACATTGGTGGATGTACTGATACTGTTCAATACCTTAAGGAGAAAAATCTAGTTTAATGGAAAACACCATTCACGAAGTTTACAATGATGTCGAAAAAGCAATTGATTATGCTTTTAATGGACAATTTGTTTTGAAGTTTTATGATTATCTAAAAGTTCGTGGAACAAAAAGAGTTGAGGTTGAGGAGTTTATTGAAAGTTCTACTGCTAGTGAAATCAGCAGTCTTGTAATGGATTTGGATGATTATCTTGAAGGTGGAAATGATGAAATTCATAAACAACTTCGCGAAGGTTACGGACATATTCCAAAACCACAAGCAAGAAAAATAAGAAATTACCTTTATGGTATTCTTGAAGACGCATGGAAATACAGTCATGACAGACGACCAGGCAGGCGAAAAAAGAAAACTAAATAAGTCAGAACCACAAATTAACCGTGGTGTTGAGTTATTACTTAGGAATAGAAGGAGGAGAGAATCAAAACCAAAGACTTTTCAAGTGAAGTTTGGTAAGATGATCTCTCTTTTCCGTAGAGAGTTTCACTTCTTTATAGAATTTCACTTTGATGTTAGGAAAAAATAAACTCTCTGGAGAAAACAAATGGAAACGGCATACGTAGTAACATTTATCACAATGTTCACCTTGCTCTTTTTTATGGTAGGAGGTATAATAGGTTGGTTAACTTATAGGCATCTTCTGGAATCAAGACCTCCATATTTGCATCCAGAGTTCTTTGATGAAAATGGGCAGGTTATTCCTGACGAAATAGTATCTGTACGATTTGAAAACGATTACGATTATGACTACGACGAAGACGAAGAGAGCGACGACTGAAAAACAGATTGAAACTCTTCCAACAAATCCTTTTGTATTTGAGATTCTAGAACTTGCATCAAAGCAAAGAAGCAATGCAAAGAAGGTAGAAGTTCTTAAGACATACGAACACGACTCTTTGAAAGCAATTTTTATTTGGAACTTTGATGAGAGCGTAGTTTCTCTTCTTCCTGATGGAGAAGTTCCTTATGGAAATGCTGATGAGCAATCGGTATATTCTGGAACCCTTTCGGATAACTTGAGAAAAGAAGCATATGGTGGAGAATTGGCAACAGGTCAAGACCTTGATGGAAGAGGAAAAACATCTCTACGCAAAGAGTGGCAGAATCTTTATCATTACGTAAAAGGTGGTAATGATTCTCTTACCTCTATTCGTAGGGAGATGATGTTTATCAATCTTCTACGAGGTCTTCATCCTAAAGAAGCAGAGGTATTAATTCTTACGAAAGATAAGAAACTTGCGGATAAATACAAAATAACTCTTGAAAATGTAAAAGAGGCATACCCTGATGTTCAGTGGGGTGGTCGTTCATGAGTACAGCAGTAGGAGAAAAGAAAAAAATGGCAGAAAATAAATCTAGAATTAATAAGGTTCTGCCTCATGAGTATGGTTGCGAAATTCTTTTTGAAAAAACTACTGTAGAAAAAGCAAAAGATTCTTCACTTCCCAATGATGCGTATTTGATTTGGTATGTTGTGGATGGTGAAGAATGTATTGATCTGACTCGTTGTGCTAAGCGAGTGAATCTTTTTGATATGTACTATGACAAGTATGGTCCAGGTGCTGTTCAAAAGATTGATTTTGGATATGGTAGAACTAATCCCAAACTTTGGGGATACAAACAACCTGAGAAAAAGAAAAGAAAATGACTGCAGGATTTGGTGGAGATCCAAACCAGGGAAGAACTGGTAAGGATTTAAATATTAAAATTGATTTAGATAATATAGATCAAGTTATTAAACAATATAAGAAAATTAAAAAATATCAAAAATCATCTCTGTATGCTATCAAAACAATGGACGGCACAGAAGATATTGTGAGTTCATTGATTAAGGAAGCGGAGGAGAATCCACTGTAAAATGGGAAAGCATTATCTACTTAACTTGTATGGATGCTCGTTTGTCCTTTTGGACGACGAGCGTTGTCTTATAGACTTACTAGAAAACGCAGCAGCAGCAAGCGGAGCAACAGTCGTTCAAACCATTTCAAAAAAGTTTGAACCTCAAGGAGTTACTGTAATTTGTTTGTTGTCTGAAAGTCATATTAGTATTCATACATGGCCTGAGGAAGGTAAGGCAGCAGTGGATGTTTATACTTGTGGAGACTGTGAACCAAAGATTGGATGTGATATTATCATAGAGCAGTTATATGCACAGAACCATACTCTAAGTTACATAGAACGGTAACAAAAGTTACAAAAGAACTTGCCTAGATATTGTAACAGGTCTATAATGACCTTACGTTCATCTGGAAACAGACGGAAGTAAGCCGACGCGGAACGGAACGTTCATTCGCTATTCGCAAATAGCGAACGCAAACGCCGACTGAAGGAACGCTCTTTAACCTAAAAAACTAAGGAGAACCCTAATGTCTAGAGTAGTTTATCGCGGTGTAGAGTATGATACTCAAAAGCGTCTTGAGTATCAACAGCAAATGATGCAACAACCCCAACAACAAAACGAAGTCTATCGTGGCGTTAAGTTTGTAAAGGAGGGGCACAAATGAAAAAACTCAATGCACTTCAACTCATTAAAGAGCAAAAGCAAAAAGAAGAGAGGCGTCGTAAAGCATCTCTTGCTACTCTGGTAGCGGCAAAATGATTCAGAGGGAGACTTGACTCTCCCTCTTTTTTTATGTATAATTATCCTCGTATAGGTTGATAACATGGATAGAGAAAAACTTAAGTTGATTGTAAAAAACCTTGAGTCTCTGGTAGATTGCCTTAAAGAAGAGATTGGTTCTGATTCTGATTCTGATATCAAAGATCCTGTCTATGAAGAGATTAAAAACTTTTTAACTGATTACGACGAAGTATTTTATGATGAGGAAGATGAATACAATGTACGATGAATTCGAGTTTATGAAGCCAGAGGTAAAACTCATTAGTGTTACCCCTGATGCAGAGAAGCACATGGCATATTGTGCTCGTGTAAGTAATCCTGCAAATCAGGAGAATGAAAAGTTTTCAGGACTGCTTAAGTATTGTATTCAGCATCAACACTGGAGTATCTTTGAACAAGCATCGATGACCGTAGAGATCAATACGACTCGTGGTATTGCAGCTCAGATACTTCGTCATAGGTCCTTCACATATCAAGAATTTTCGCAAAGATATGCCGACACTAACCTTCTAAACAAGACTATTCCTCTTCCTGAACTTCGTCGTCAGGATAATAAGAATCGTCAGAATTCAATTGATGATATTCCTGATTATCTAAGACTGACTCTGACTGAAGATATCCGCGTTCATTTTGAGCAAGGTCTACGCCTCTATAATCGCCTTCTGGAGAAAGGTGTGGCAAAGGAGTGTGCAAGGTTTGTACTGCCTCTGGCGACTCCCACACGACTCTATATGACCGGTTCTGTGCGTTCTTGGATACATTATATCGATCTTCGTTCTGCACATGGTACACAGAAAGAACATATGGAAATTGCAGAACTGGTTCGTTGTATTTTTACATGTCAGTTCCCTGCAGTATCTGAAGCACTTGGATGGACTCGTGAGGGATGCTCAGAGTGTGCTGATGCACCATCCATTACTATTGAATAAATATCCTTACATACAATGGAGGCGTAACATTGGCAACATATCCAGTTTATAATAAAGTTACTGGTGAGCAAAAGGAAGTTGTTCTCAGTGTTCATGATTGGGACCAATGGAAAAAAGATAATCCAGATTGGGATAGGGATTGGTCAGATCCATCAACTTGTCCAGCATCAGGAGAAGTTGGTGAGATTTATGATAGACTTATGAAATCTCATCCAGGATGGAATGATGTTCTTCATAAAGCATCAAAGGCACCAGGATCAAAAGTAAAACCAATTTAATCATTTTATGGCAAGAAGAAGAAGGGCAGAGGATCAACCAATTGGCGTTGGAATGACTGCAAAGCAAATGAAACGCAAGAAACCAATTGGTTCTGATTTGATGAGAGAGATTGAACCTCTCACTGATAATCAAAAACTTTTATACAAAGCATATGAAAAAAATCAACATATTGTTGCTTATGGATGTGCTGGAACAGGTAAAACTTTCATCACTCTTTATAATGCTCTTCAAGATGTGTTAGATGAAAGAAGTCCTTACGAAAAAATCTATATTGTAAGGTCTCTTGTTGCTACTCGTGAGATTGGTTTTCTTCCAGGAGACCACGAAGATAAATCATCTCTTTACCAAATTCCATATAAGAACATGGTAAAGTACATGTTCCAAATGCCAGATGATGCTTCTTTTGAAATGCTCTATGGAAACCTCAAAACTCAAGGAACGATTAGTTTCTGGAGCACCTCCTTTATTCGTGGAACTACTCTTGATAATGCTATTATCATTGTAGATGAATTTCAGAACTTGAACTTTCACGAACTTGATAGTATAATTACACGAGTTGGTGAAAATAGTAAGATCATGTTCTGTGGCGATGCTACTCAAAGTGATCTTATTAAGACCAATGAAAAAAATGGTATTGTAGACTTTATGAAAGTCCTTCGCGTTATGCCCTCAATTGATATTATCGAATTTGAAGTTGATGACATTGTTCGCTCTGGATTCGTGAAGGAATATATCCTTGCTAAAATGGAAGTTGGTGTATGAGTTTTGTTCATCATAATTACTTAGGTGACCTTGAGTTAGAAAAGAAAGAAACAAATGGCATTCGTTTGTACCATCTTCCTGATGGTCAATGGGTGCCTTCAATCACTTCTGTGACTTCTTTTTACAATCGACAGATTTTTGTTGAGTGGAGAAAGAGAGTTGGAACAGAAAAAGCAAATGCAATTACAAAAAAAGCAACAGCAAGAGGAACAGATTTTCACCAAGTCTGTCAAGATTATCTTGAAAATAAAGAACTGAACTGGGATGATTATCAACCCCTAACAAAGTTTATGTTTCATCATGCTAAACCTTATCTTGATAAGATAAATAATATTCACGCGATTGAAAGAACTCTCTATTCTGAATATCTTGGACTTGCTGGGCGAGTTGATTGTATTGCTGAGTATGAGGGTGAACTTGCGGTTATTGACTTTAAGACTTCAGATAAGATCAAACCAGAAGAGTGGATTGAAAATTACTTTGTTCAAGAAACTTTTTATGCAGCTGCTTATTATGAACTCACCAATATCCCTCCCGTTAAATTGATTACCTTAATGGTAACTCCTGGTGGTGAAGTTAAAGTATTTGACAAAAGAAACAAAGCAGACTATATTAGACTACTAGTTCGTTATATTAAAGAATTTGTACATCACAATATTAGGTCAGATGGAGAATGAATTAGAAAAGGTACTCGAAAGTAAGTTCTTTTGTCCATCACGATTTGCACAGGAAATCGAAAATCTTGTGCAAGTCAATGTTGAAATGAACTATATTGATGCGATCATTTATTTTTGTGAGCAGAATAATATAGATTTAGAATCAGTTCCTAAACTCATCTCTAAACCTCTGAAAGAGAAAATTAAGTATGAAGCAATGGAACTTAATTTTCTTAAGAAAACATCCCGCGCTAAATTAATTTTTTAATGATGCCATTTGATTCATATAAATGTTATCTGTCTTTGAAAAATCATTTTACAAAAGACAGTTATGATTACTTTAAGTATTGTGGGAAATCAAGAGCAACCATTCAGTCTTTCTACAAACGGAAAGACAGAATGTGGTTCGAAAAGATCTCAAGACAAAAAACAGATCAAGAAGTTGTAGATTTTTTTGTTGCTAACTTTGTATCTTGCAATGATCCAGAGTCTCTTTGGATTGGTGAAATGATCAAAGAGGGGGAAACAAGGTATCAAAACTGGCAGAAAAAGGTACAATCACTTTCCTACGTCTTTAAAGAAGAAAGTCAATCTTTGTTTGAAGAAAATAAATTTGAGGATGTCTTTAAGTGTTCAAAAGGACATCCTGTTCTTTTGAAAAAATATTTGAGTGGTAAAGTATCATTAGAAACAATGGTTCTTTTTGATAAAATCTTTGCATACTCAAAGAACTTTGATAAAAAACTTCAAGACCCGGTGTGGCAAACCGTCAGTCGTCGGATTAAAAAATATAATCCATTTCTAAATATTGATGTATTTCGTTATAAACGAATTTTAAAAGAAGTAATTCTAGGAGAAAAATGAGTTTCTTTGATTCTGAAGTCGTTCGTGCAGAGATGACTGAAATTTCTGAACTGCAAGAAGAAATTTATGGAAGCATTTTTAAGTTTCCATCAATGACCAAAGACGATAAGATTAACCATGTTGATCTTCTTGAAAAACTTTTGAATAAACAACAGATTCTCTATACACGTTTGAGTCTTTCCGATGACCCCGAAGCAAAGGAAATGAAGCAACGTATTGCTGAATCTGCTACGATGATGGGTCTTCCTTCCAATGTTGATATGAATGTAATCTTTGGTAATATGTCCAAGATGCTTGAAGTGATGAAGAAGCAGATTGACAAAACAGGTTCCGACCTGTAGAATAACGAAGTACACAAAGGCCAAATCTCAACAAAATACGAGGTACAAATGTCTAATTTTGCAAATCTGAAAAAGCAATCTTCGCTTGGTTCACTGACTGAGAAACTGGTGAAGCAAGTAGAGAAAATGAATACCACTTCTGGTGGTGCTGATGAACGTCTTTGGAAACCAGAGATGGATAAAACAGGTGTAGGTTCTGCGGTCATTCGCTTCCTACCTGCTCCTGATGGTGAGGATGTTCCTTGGGTAAAGATGTACACTCATGCTTTCCAAGGTCCTGGTGGTTGGTATATTGAGAATAGTCTGACTACTATTGGTCAGAAAGATCCCGTGAGTGAGTACAATCGTGGTTTGTGGAACAGTGGTAGTGATAAGGATAAGGACACTGTTCGTAAGCAAAAGCGTAAACTGTCTTACTACTCTAACATCTACGTTGTAAAGGATCCTGCAAATCCTGCAAACGAAGGTAAAGTATTTCTCTTTAAGTATGGTAAGAAGATCTTTGATAAGATCCTGAATGCTATGCAACCTGAGTTTGATGATGAAGATCCGATCAATCCTTTTGACTTCTGGCAAGGTGCAAACTTCAAGATCAAGATCGTGAAGAAGGATGGTTATTGGAACTACGATAAGTCTGAGTTTGATCGCGTTGCTCCTCTGCTGGATGATGACGATGCACTTGAAGCAATCTGGAAAAAAGAGTATTCTCTTTCTGCAATCACTGCACCAGATCAGTTCAAGTCATATGAAGATCTTGAGAAGCGTATGAATTATGTTCTTGGTGTTGGTGGAACTAACACTTCTACTCAGTCTCGTGCTGTAGCAGAACAAGAAGAAGAGTATGATTCTTATATGCCTACGCAAAGTCGTGAGACTAAAGTAATGGAAGAACTTGAAGAGTCTTACAATCGTAGTAAGTCTCCTTCTCTTCCTAAGATTACTTCAGACGACGAAGATGAAGATGATGCTCTCAGTTACTTCCAAAAACTTGCTGAAGATTGATCATTCATAAAGTCTGATATTATCACCGCGCTTAAGGTTCTCAGAAACGTATTGCTGAGAACCTTTTTTATATGGAAATACTTCATCAAGATCATTAAAGACTACGTTTAGATATCTTGGTTTGAGAACGTAAATGTTTCTTTTATTATCTTCAATTTCAGATTCATACTCATAATTAGTAACTACTTTTACAAATGAAGTTGCAGGAACTAGGACTGAACTACCAAGACCAGCATCCCAGTATTCATAATAACGTGGATTGGTAGGACTGCTGTTTATTGAATTTTCTGATACTGTATAAATGACTTGTTCCTGACCCGATGTAGATACTGTAGGAAGAACAACATTTGGTATTTCTGGAAGTTCATAGGTAAAGTAATTTCCAAATATTGATGTAATTACTTGTCTTCCGTTATATTGTTTTTCGGAAACTCCATCAATTAGAACTTGCTCACCCACCTCTGCAGGAATATTATCAAACATAAAAACGTTTACTGTTTTGCTTGGAGTTACGCCACCATCAGGAGTAGCAGAGATGGATGCAATTTTTGAGTTGATTGTCTCGATAAAGTTTCCATTAGTTTTCCAAGTCTGAGTAAGTCTTAAACCACCTTTGAGAACTGTGACTCCTAATGAGTTTTTGATTTCTTCAGTCTCATAGTAACGAACTCCATTGTATAAGTTATCATAAGAACCATACTTTTCTAACATTACCTTATCAAAAGTTCTTTGAGTCATTGGCCATTCTGATTGAATATTCAGAATATTATTTGAAAGAAGAACTACCCAATCTAAAGTTGAGTCTCCATAGAACTTATTAGCAACATTATCGGGTCTTTCATCACCTACAATTGAATACTTCTCAAAAAAGTTTAAATTGCCAAAGATATCTTCACGTAGTTTTCCACGTTTGAATAAATTCTTAACGGGAATGTATTCTGAGATATATTTTTCTCCTGGGTTTCTGGAGACATATTCGAAGTTAGGAACTTGTCTGAAGTATGGTTTAGTCATTTTATGGTCCTATACCGTTTCCTAGTGTGTAATAAGTTGCGGGAACTGTTCCTGCTAAGTCACCATATTTAAATTCATCATCATAATCAGTATCATAAATTGGAGTAAGTTCTTGGAATGATAATGATATTGTATATGCAACCATAGTTCCATCCTCATAAGTCATATAACTTCCAAGAGGAGTATAATCGACAGAACAGTTTGTAAGAGCACACATCTTGATTAAGTTAAGACCTGGATGTGGTCTTCCTGCTCCATATTGATATTGAATTTTAAAGACATTAGGTGCTCTTAGAAATATAGAATTTTCTTTTTTAACTGCCATATTTTTTTTAAAATATTTTATGATTTGTTTGATTTCTCTTGCTTCACCTATTTCTCTTGCTGAAAGTTTAAATGTAAAACTAAATGGTCTTAGCTGTGGTCCTTGAAATAGAAGTTCTAAGTTTGGATTAAGAACTTGTCCTTGTAATCTTGAAAGTAGATTATTAACACCTATTGCTTGACCAACTAAGTAAGTTCTTACTGCCTCATTTGCACCTGGAACTTGTGATCCTGTTTTTGCTCTTCCAAGTGCCTGACTTAATATTTTAGCAGCCTCAGTCCCAATATCACTATTTGCAGTATTCATAGTCATTAAATCTCTTGATAATTTTGCCGCTTCAATTTCAATAGGATTCAATGAGTCAGATTCCCAACCGACAGCATTTTGATCTGTAATTGCAGATTGGATTGGTAAGACAACTTTTCCTTTTGGATTTATGTATCTGACGGGATTTAAATCGCCAAAATTTCCTCCACCCAATCTACCTCCAGATTGATATTCATATGCCTCAAACATAATCCTATCTTGATCATCTTTCATTTTAAGTGGATAGGTTAAAAACGCTTTTTCTGGGGGTGGAGTTGATGGGTTTGCTGGTGTTGGATTGATTGGAGTTGAACCACCTTCTTGGTCGGGACTTGGTGCTGGTGTTCCTGGTGTTCCTGGTTGATTTGGATTAAATGGAGATGTTGGTATAGGTATTGGTGAATTTGGATTACTTGGAGATTGATTTACGGTATTGTAAAAATTTCGATCTTGCTTTATAGCAAGTGAAAGATCATTATTACTAATACCACTTAATATACTTCTATCTTGTCCCGGAGGGAAAACGCCAAAATTACTAGAACCTTTATTATATCCTCCAATCGTAACATAATATTTTTGAGGAGGATTTAGTCCATCATTAGATACAAAGCTTTCTCCATATGTAGATGCAACTCTTTCTGCTTCTGTTTTTGATGCTAGATATGTGATAAAAGTAAATCCATCATCTTGATAACCAGGATATATCGTTCTGTTTTTATATGATAAAGGATTTCCTATAGTTACTTCTGCCATCAGAACTCCTCCTCACCTACAAGAGGATTATTGATCTCAATTTTTTGTAGAGTATGAGACATTTACAGGAGTTTTTTATTTATTTAGACGGAATTTTCCATACTGCAATGAAACTAACTCATCCAACTCATTATACTTAACAACGTGAAGTTTTCCCGAAACTTCTTCCCAAGTATACTGTCTTGGTTGTCTCCAATGAAAATTGATTCCCTTAAACCCCCACCTTTGAAGTTCTGTACAAGCAATCAATGGATGTTGATCATATTCAATGTTTGGAGTTTTAGGATTATAAATGAAGGTATAAAACTTTCCTACTTCTGGATATAATACTTCTTCCTTAAAAATATCCATAATGAGTAGCATAATATCTTCAGGGTCAGTCATTCCCCCTTCCTCAACTCTCTTAAGAAGTTCTTTGGTTCTTGGTGTTCCTGTTCCTACGTACTGACCGAAACCTTCTGCCATCAGTTGAATAACTCCTCTTCTGTGATGACTTTAAATTCTAACATTCTATCTGCACACCATTCTTGAGCTGCCTTCCACTTTGCTTGATTGACCGCATAAGTTCTACATTCATGTAGATATGATTTAGTCACTCTTGATTTTTGTTTTGGTGGAACTGTTTGTTTCTTTGGTTTCACTTCAATCACGTAAGTTTTAATCTTACCTGTTGACTCTTGGACCTTGATAAGGTAATCTGGGAAGTATCGATGAACTCTGCCATCCACAGGAGACAAATAAGAAATACAAAATTCTTCTGATGCCCAAGAAATAATACTTGGATTATGATCACAGTAATAACAAAACTTACGTTCCCAACTACTTCTACAAATTATATTTGAAGCATCACCTTTATACTTTTCTGGATAAGATGGTTTGTAGATACTCTTAAGACTTTCTGCCATTTCCAGCATACATAATATATAAGTAAATCTATTTATAGATGGCGGAAAGTCCCAATCCAACACTACCGATACCTGATTTTTCTGGACCAGGACAGAATACGGGTACTCCAGCTGTCCCTTTTGATCCTATTCCAACAAGTAACCCAACCACAGCACCTGGAGTTCCTCAAGTTCCAAGTCAAACAACATCAGGAAGCGGAACAAGTCCTGGTAATGGAGGAACTGCATCACAACCTTTTGGTGCCAATATAGCACCATCTATAAAAAGTAATTTTCAAATTAAAGAAAAACTTCTTCGGCCTGCATTAACATCAAATTATCAATGCTGGTTCAATCCTCCTGCACCAGTAATTTCTTGGTTAACTGAAAAAGGATTGAACTTTACAATTAATAAAGAACTAATATCGTTATCTTGCTCTGAAGCATCTCTTCCTGGGTCATCATTTATGACGAATGAGATCACGGATGATTATACTGGTATTACTGAGAGACACGCATATCGTAGAGCATATGATGATCGTGTTGATTTCACTTTTTATGTAGATCATGGAAGATCTGATGGTAATTATAATGTTTTATGGTTCTTTGAGAAATGGATGCAGTATATTGCAAATGAACAAGATGCATTAGGTTTAGACACTCGTCAATTTTATTATAGAATTAGATTTCCTGAGCAATATCAAACTGACAATTTGTTCATCAATAAATTTGAAAGAGATTTTAAAGGACAATATTTGCAATATAAATTTATGCAAGCATATCCAATTAGTTTGAATTCCATCCCAGTATCTTATGATTCTTCTCAACTTCTCAAGGTAACTGTTTCTTTTACTTATACTCGATACCTGACAAAGAGATCTAATAACGAATTACCTCAAGAACCAAATCAACCAACAGCACCAGGAATTCCTCCTATAACAACACCTGAGGGTGATGTCATTCCACCAGGACCTGTTCCCGGAAGTCCTCCTGGATTTCCAGCAGAACCTGTTGTTGCCTTAAGAACAAGACGTATAGGAACAAATCCGGGTGAAGTTAATCCTGGAGGTGGCAATATTGTTGTATAGACTGAAGATTTTACCTTATTCTAATATTACGATAAATAATCACACTGAAGTTTCTATAGGACATTATGCCTTTACCTAAGATTTCTACACCATCGTATACTCTTGAATTGCCTTCGACTGGACAAGAGATTAAATATAGACCTTTTCTTGTAAGAGAAGAAAAACTCTTAGTTCTTGCATTGGAATCAGAAGATACAAAACAAATTACAAATGCTATTAAGACTGTAATTAAAAATTGCATTGAAACAAAAGGAATTAAAGTAGAATCACTTCCAACGTTTGATATTGAATATCTCTTCCTAAACATTCGTGGAAAGTCTGTAGGGGAAGAAATTGAAGTCAATATCATTTGCCCAGACGATGGAGAAACCACAGTTCCTGTGAAAATTAATGTAGATGATATTCAAGTTCAAAAAAATCCCGATCATATCAAACAAATCAAAGTTGATGATTCGATTATGATGGAAATGAAATATCCATCACTTGATCAGTTTATTAAGAGTAACTTTGATTTTACTGCGGATAATACAATGGATCAATCATTCGAGTTGATCTCTTCTTGTATTGATAAGATTTATACAGAAGAAGAGGTTTGGTCCACTGCTGATGTAACTAAAAAAGAACTGATGGAGTTTCTTGATCAAATGAACTCTACTCAATTTAAAGAAATTGAAAAGTTCTTTGAAACGATGCCTAGACTCTCTCATAAAATCAAAGTTAAGAATCCAAATACTGAAGTTGAAAGTGAAGTTGTTCTAGAAGGGTTATCATCTTTTTTCGCATAGGGATGAGTCATATGGACCTGGAGAATTACTTCAGGTTAAATTTTGCTTTGATGCAGTATCATAAATATTCATTAACAGAGATTGAAAATATGATGCCTTGGGAGAGGGACATTTATGTAATCTTATTGAAACAACATCTGGAAGAAGAAGAACTAAAACTACAACAGCAACAACAGCGATAAAATGAACCCAGTATCAGAACAAATCGATGAAAGAATTCTAAGATTACTGGGTCTTGAGGATGTTTTCGACCTTGATTATGATACTTATCTGACTCTACTTAAGGAAGCGATTGTTACTGGTTCAAAAAAATTACCCCAAGAAGAACTTGCTATTCTTGCTAATGAAAGAAAAAGAGTAAGAGGAAAGAAGGGTAGGTTTAGTCCAAAGAAAGAAAAGATAACTGCAGATAAAGTTGCAACAACAAAATTATTAAGACCTTCTAAAAAAACTTTAGCACTTCCTGCTAAAATTTCTAAACAAGATTCTCAACTTCAGCAAGGAACACTTTCTATTGGAAAACCACTAGAATCTATTGCTAATACCTTAGCAATGATTCTAAAATTCAGAAAGAAAAAAAGTGAGGAAGAAAGAAGAGATAAAGAGTCGCAAAAAAGAACTAAGAGAGAAGAAGGTTTAGAAGGATTTAAAAGAGGAATATCAGCAGTATCGGGTGCAGCAAAAAAACTTCTTGCACCTTTTCAAAGTATCATAGATCGTATCTGGAGATTTATATTCTTCACATTACTTGGTAGGGCATTTACTCAGTTAATGGATTGGTTGGGTGATCCTGCAAATAAAAGAAAGATAGAAGTTATTAGTAGATTTTTAAAAGACTGGTGGCCTGCTTTACTAGGTGCTGCGGTTTTATTCTTCACTCCTTTTGGAAAGTTTGTTAGAAATACTTTAAAGATAGTAGGATTTTTTACTGGAAAACTAGTTAAGTTAATACCAGGAATTGCAAGGGCAGTTAAAGGTTTAGCATTAAATCCTTGGTTTGCTGTTCCAGCAGCTGCTGTTGGTCTAGCAGCAGTAGCAAATGAAGTTACTGGACAAAGACAAGCAGCACCCGTTCAAGCAGCAAACAAAGCAAGAGCACAGACTGGAAAGGGATTAGGAGTTCAGGGTGTTGGTGGCGTTGGTGATATGGGCCCAACAACACCTTATGGATTATTGCAAGGTGCTGCTCGCGGTGGAACTGTGATGGGTGGATATGATGGGATAGACACCAACACAGGAGAAAAGGTATCTGGGTTTGGTCCAGATACTCAAATGATCGTTGCTCAACCTGGCGAAATTGTTATGAATAAAAAGACAGTTGATGCTGTTGGTGCAGAAACTTTTCTTGGATTGAATAGACAATATGGTGGTCCTGGTGCAAATAAACCTAAAATGGGAACATTATATAATTCTGGTGGAATGGTTGGAGGAAATTTTGCAATGCCTCGAATGCCCCTACCTAGACTTCAAGAGGGTGGAGTAATTAAACTACAAGGTGGTGGTATTGCGGAAAATTCAAAAAGGTCATCTTCTCGCGCTGCTTGGGATGCACTTAATACTGGTAGAACACCTTTAAAAGTTTCTATGCAAGATGCTCAAGAGAGATTATTAAATAGACAAGCACAAGGAAACACTAATATTAATACTAATGTTAGACCTTGGTGGGATAGATTAAATCCTTTTGCAGACAGAAGAAAATATCTTGATAGATTACCACTCAGAACACCGATTGAAAAATATAGAATGCCTGGATTTGATTTGAAGGGATGGGGAGAACTAAAAGGTTTTAGAGAAGATCGACTCCCAGTAAAACCAAATTCAAAAAATCCAAAGATTAAATATGCTCCTTACCAATACGAAAAACCTGGAGTTAATAAACCTTTAATGCTTCAGGGTGGTGGAGAAGTAGAAAGTTTAGAAAGAACTTATAAGCAAGGTCAAAGGTCTGGAGCGAGTGCTGAGGTATTAGAAGCAATTGGAAGTGAAGCATTCTTATTAAAACATTTCGGTCCTGGTGGAGTTTGGAGAAATTTTAAAGGGAGTGGAGCAACTGACTATAGAGGAAATATGATACCTCAAAGAATGGGTGGAGGTCTAATTAAAGAAAATACTGGAATGAATATTCGCGGAGCAACAGCAGACAGACAACTTGCTGCATTGCAACCCGGAGAATATGTTCTTCCTGTCGATACAGTAAATCGTCTTGGAACTTCTTTAATTGATAAATTGGTTGCAATGACGGATAGTAACTCTACTCCGTTTAAAAAATCAGTAAATAAACCTCAAATTACACCTCTCTCCAGAGGAAATATGCAAGGTATGATGACTCTTCCACCCATCGTCCAATCTGCATCTGCTGCTGCTGGTGGAGGATCTGCTGCTGGTTCTAAAGTTTCTTCATTCTCGGTGGTTCCTCAAAGTGGTGTTGAAACTAGGATTACAAATGCTAATCTTTATGGAATAGGTAGTTTAGGATAATGGCAATTAATACTCAAAAACTTTTACCATCCGCAAAAGGATCTCCACTTCTAAAAATAAAAGCAGCTAAGATAGTTCCTGCAGTTTCGATTGAGAAAAAAGCAATCGATATTCAAAAACTAATGGGTCCTGTTAAAGAAGAAGATCCAAAAAGTATTCAAAAAACTTTAGTTAACATCGACTCTTCTTTAAAATTAATTCTAAAAGAAGACCAAAATGAACAAAGTAAAAAGAAAAAGGAAAAAGAAAAAGCAGATTATGAGAGAGAAGAAAAAAAACTAGAAGCACCAAAAGAAGCAAAGAAATTTAATTTACCAACTCTTTCACTTCCTGGCGCAAGTTTTCTAGATCGCATTAAAAGATTTTTATTCTTTACCGCTCTTGGTTGGTTATTTACTAGGTTCCAAGATCAACTTCCAAAATTAGAGGGTATTGTTAAAACCATAGGACAAGTTTATGGTGTTGCTGAGAATATATTCAAATCATTGTTGAGTGGTTTAGTTAATTTTATTGATCGTGGGTATCAAGCATATGATAAAGTTAGAGATCTTGCAAAGAGTATTGGTGGAGAAAAAGCACAGCAAGACTTTGATAAGTTATCTGGTAAGTTAAACGAGTATATTAATTATGTCTTGATTGGTGGAATTGCACTCACAGGTGCTATCAATTCTTTTAATAAGGCAGCGGGAATATCAACTAAGAATGCAGCAAAAGAGGCAGCGAAAAAAACAACAGGAGAAGTAGCAAAGAGAGCAGTAAAAAAAGGTATCATACAAAAAACTGCTCAAGCAGCAAGAATTAGTACAAGAAAAGCAACGCAAGCAGTTATAGGTAAACAAGCAACACGTCAATTATTAAGACTTGTAAAAGGTCCATTATCAAGACTTCCAGTTCTTGGTGGACTTATTGAATTTGGTCTTTCTTGGGCTCTTGGAGATCCTGTAGGTAAAGCAGCATTTAGGGGAGTTGGAACTTTACTTCTTGGTGCTGT